TGCTGAATTTTCAGGCGTGTAACCTAAAACAGTTGTAATGCTTTTATTCTCATATCGTGTAGTGCCTGAACTCCAAAAGATACCGTCATTGTTATTTGGACTTGGCAAATAACAATTATGTAGCTCTCCAATTTCATATCCGTTATCTATCTTAATATAAATTTTTCCATTGTTAGCATTTGAATGTACAACGTAACCAATAACTACCGTATGGTTTGGCGCATTTGGTCTTATATTAGTAATTTCACCATCAACAAATGGACTTAAAAATAATAAATCACCATCAGTCCATGTTTCACCTTGTATATTCCCAGTTGTATCTAATCCTGTTAATTCTCCAATTACAACTATTTTTCCTGTTTGATTATTATTTATATTTTCATAAACAACTCCAATAGTATCTGCACTATTTGCATCATTATTAGCTAATGCGTAATCAACTGCTAATCTTTCACCTTGTGCGCTTTGTACTCTTAAAACTTTATATCCAGTTGCTAATAAATTATCACCTGTTTTATTTACTACCGTTAAAAATAAATTCTCAGGATAACTTGCACTACCTTCAGGAACATAATCTAAATTAGTCCATGTATCAACTCCATTGCCTATTTTATAACGTGGCTGGTCTGTGCCAGTATAAAGTACATCGGTACTCAAAGCCATTTCACCGCTTAATAAAATAGGATTGTTTAAAGTCCAATTTGCCGATGTATCTCGTCTTAATTGTATTTTCGCTGTTATTGTACTCATGCTTGTATTATGCTATTTGTGTAAGTTGTATTACTTGCTCCGCCATCTATTGCACTAACTTGTATAACTGAATAAGTACCGCCACTTGAAATCGTTGTTATTATATCATTGTTTTGGTTTAATATAGTTACAGGTTCACACGTGCCACCAGTTTGTGCAGAACTTAAAGTGCCACTAAAAGGTATCTGACATCTATCGTAAGTAAATGGGATTCTTAAAGTTAAATCAAAGTAATAGCCTGCTGTTTCATCATCAAACCTTGTATGGTAAAAAGGATTAAGAGTAACTGAATCACTAACTAAACTCCAACCATATATAGAACTCCTACATTGAGCAATAACATCTAAGCATATTTGTTGCATATCACTTAAAACTTCTAACTCGTTTAAGTTACCTTTTAACATTCTATCTGAAATGTAAATAGTAACTACATGCAAGTATGCACCACCTTGCACTTGTGCCGGTTGGTAGTCAACCCACATTGCAGGATAGTTAGTAGTTCCGCTTGTTGCAAATTCAGTTACATTGCCATTACCAAATGAATTAATTTGATAATGTGCAGATGCAATGTTATTTAGATTTTTTATTACTTGGTTTAAAGTTATCATTCAAATACTTTTTTAAACATTCTACTTTCTTAATAAACTTTAATTCCTTTTTAGACACGTTTTCTTTTTTCAAACAATTCTTCATAATTAATAAATCTGTTTTGAACATTTAAAAAGATACCACAATCGTATGGACTTACACTCGGATAAATAACATCAAAGCCATCGCCAGGATTATCATATAATGGATATAAGTCGCTATTCTCAAAAAGATAATCAATTAATCTTTGAGTATGGTATTGTGCCTTTTCACTTACTAAGTTTGTAAACTGGTCCAACTGACTATTGTCTAAACCACTTGAATTGTCAGAATTTTTTCTAACTATATCTTTATTAGTTACTTTGTAAACTAAAAAAGGTGCCGCTTCAACCATAGTCCACCACTTTAAAGCTGGTATAATGTAATTGTCTAACAAAGTAGTATTTAAAGCACTTACTGAATTTGTACTAACCTGACTAATAATTTCATCATATAAACCACTGCCTATAAAGTTTCTAATATGAATCTTTTGAGCTTCTTCAATAGCTATTCTAATATATTTTTCATCTACATTCGGGTCTACAAACGTGTAATCCTTAATGTATGTTGCTGTTACTAATAATACTGTTGCCATGTTTTATTTTTTTATTCTTACTACATTTTGAACCCAAATATGCCTACAGAATGGTGTTGAAACATCAGTCCCTTTTCGAGTCCACCAACCGCCACGCTCTGCCCAAACATCCCATCCAACTATACCTGAAACTTGTTCTATTTGCGCACGTGAAAACATTTTCTTTTGGTTAATTAACTTAACACAAAATTCTCTTGAAGTTTTAATCAAAGGTTTAAGTCCTGGTCGTGGTTCGTAAGTGTACATTATTTTAATATCCTCTACATTACTACCTTGCTTTCTTAAAACATTTTTAGCTTCTTCGGTTGGTACTCTTATTGCTTTTTTTTCTCCGCCTGTATTCTTAACCTTTGTTTCTATTGCGCCATCTTCAATAAGTCGCTCCATTGCTGTTTCTATTCGTTTTTCAGATACTCTTAATGTATCGGCAATAGTTTTGTTATCTATCAAACTATCTTTGTTTAAAAGCTCTAATATTGAACGGTAAAGTGTTTTAACATCACCCTCTAAAATATCAAATGAATAATTTTTTACTTCATGTTCAAATACAGAATCTATTGACTGCGCCCCAAACATAAATCTTTTATCAACTATTTCAAATTTATCCGCATCTTCTCCATGCATCCTAAATACATCTATAATTTCGTCAACTTCGCTTTCATTACTTGTAAAGCATTGTTCACAATCATGCTCTTCAAAATGATGTACCGCACGTGAAACAACTGGCTTTACCTCTTCTTCAATCGGTGGCAATCCGTACATTTCACGTACTTCATTTTGAGTCATTACCTTAATCTTTTCTTCGATAGGTAACTGCTCTTCAATAGGGTCTAACTCTTTTAAATAAATACGATTAGAAAATCCTTTTAACTTTAATAGATAGTTAAAGTCTCTTTCAATTTCTTTTTGGTTAGGAATAATATACGTATTTTTATATAACTCATAACTATCGTTAATCTGGTCTTTTGTTCCTAATTCCCCTGCTGTTTTAATTCCAACTAACATTGGATTAGGAATGTGATGTCCGATAATTAATTCTTGAATAACTTGATCATTTAATCCATTTAATTGTTCGTCTACGTTTTGAGGTGTTAAATGTTCTATTGTTGGTTTACTACTTTCACTTTGACTGAAAGTGATTAGTAAGCTATTTGCTCTATCTGTTGATGTAAACTTTTCTTTTAGTTTGCTTTCAATCGTTTCTCTTTCTTCTTGTGTTGGTCTGCCATTAGCAAAGTTTAAAATAGTTCCAGCATTGAAACCGCTTTTAATTGCATTCAATCTGTAATTAGAAAGTTCAACATCAACCTCCGCATAAACAGTTGATGCTACATAGTCAGGTAATGGGTAAGCATCTAAGTCTGGTCTGTATTCCTTAGAAACAAATATTTGTCTTGCACTTGGCTTTTCAGGGTCGAATAAATCAATGTATTCAAGTCCTGTTTCCTCTTTGCTTTGCTTTTGTTTTGACCAGTCTTTACTATACCAATAACCTTCTGCATCTTTTGCCTTGCGTAAATTGTTATAAGGAAAATGTAAAGTTTCAAATGAAGTCCCTGCCTTATTCCAAATTATTTCTAAGTAGTAACCGCCAAATAGTTTTTTATCTAAAACGCATTTTTTAACAATATCTTTTAAAGTATCAAAGTTGCTATTCTCTTTATTTAAAAAGTCATTAGCCATTGCAATATCATGCAAAGTCAATCCTTCAGAATCAAATCCAACACCAGCACCGCAAATGTATAACACCTTACCATTTATAAAAGCATTATGCTTAGAGCTTCTATTGTATAAATAAAGCAAGTAAGCAGGGTAATTATTATAATATCCACCCTCTTTATCTGCTCCATAAATAATCCACTCTTTTGATTTTTCCTCTTTAAATACAGGTGTTTTATGTGCCTGTAATTTTAGGTTTATAACTTCATATAAATTACTATTGTCCATACGTTATAATTGTTTTTGGCTCATTGTCATATTCGGTGTAAACAGGTTTATCACTATTTACTTTTACCATTCCTATTTCTAAAATACCAGTCGCTAAACTTGGATTCAAATTACTTGAGCTTGTTTGCTCATAAATAGTATATTCATAAAATCCTGTTTCTGCTAAACTTACCACACCGCTTGTTAAGTTAGTAACTCCTGTTGTTTCAGTAATTAAAAATTTATTATATCGGTCAGGATAAACAGAACTATCTGCAACTATAAAGTTAATAGGATTTAATTCTACTTGGTGTTTAAATGAGAATAAATAATAAGGATTGCTCAATGTTACTTTCTCACTTAAAGTAAATACTAAAATATTGTTAGTGCCTTTATTTATTATTTGCATTTGTATTTAAGTACCAAATTTAATAAAATAAAATAAAAAAAGCCGGCTTACAGGCCAGCTCTTAATTAACTATTGTTTAACTTATAGCAATCCTGCTATAATACCTGAACTTACTTTGTTTGCAGGTAAAGGCTCTTTTCCTGTTAAAGTAATGTTGTAACCATTTTTATCACCACTTGCTTTGCCAGTTGTCGAAGCTGAAG